GTAGATAAAAAGGCTAATTAGTCATTATCACCCCTAGTTGACAGCCCCTTCAGGTGGATGGTATACTTAACTATACCTATCTGGAGGGGCTTTCGCATGACCTGTATTGTTGTTTTAAAGCATGAAGACAAAGTTTATATGGCTGGAGATCGTGGAGCATCAGATGATGGTACCATTCTAGCACTTCAAGCACCAAAGGTTTGGAAGACTGGTCCCTATTTAATTGGGTATGCAGGATCAATGGACGGAGAAAGAATTCGTCACAACTTTAAGCCAACTGCTCCTACTATTAAAGATACAGATAAATTTATGCATACAAGATTTGTTAAAGAACTGCGTGACTTTTACAACGAGTTCTGGGTTGACACATCTAAAGAGGGAGACCTTGGTTTAATCATTGCAGTTCGTGGAGAACTATACGAACACAGTTCTGGAGATATGTCTTTATCTAAGTACATGCTTCCTTATCTTGCCATGGGTTCTGGATCAGAGTATGCATATGGAGTTCTATATGCAACAGATAAGCAGAAAAATGCAAGGAATAGAGTAATGCAAGCAGTAAATGCTGCTATTAAATTTAACCCATCCTGCATGGGTCCAGTTGACATTGTCAGTGCTTAGGGGTATAATTATTATATGTTAGAAGAAATAGATCACGATGAGTTTACTATATGGTTGGAAAACGGTATAGATAGAGGGTGGATTACAGAACCGTTCTGTAACACCCATGATGGAGATCCATACATGACTGCTGAAGAACAGCAGGAGTGGGAAGACGGTGGAGATCCATGTCAAGTAGTTTTTAAAATAAAAGAATAAAAAAACAACAAACAAGGAGAAAAAAATGAAAAAGACACTACTAGCACTACTATCAGCAGTACTTGTAATCACAGCAGTTCAGCCAGTACAGGCACAAGATCAAAGAGTTCTTGCTATTATTGATACAGCAATTAATTCTGCAAAGCATCCATCCGTAATATACGAAGCATGCTTTACTACTGGAAACATAACTGGATGTCCAAATGGAACAAACACTATGGAGGGTCCAGGATCAGCAGGTACAAAAGTTTGGCCAACAGATATGGGAACAGGTGGAACGTACCATGGTGATGCTATGGTAAAGTCTGCACTTGCGGTAAATCCAAATGTCAAAATTGTTTTTGTTAGAGTTTCAGATATTAGTCCTACTACTGGAAACTCAATAAATACTCAAGAAGCACTAGCAAAAGGTATTGCTTGGGTTGCAAATAATGCTGATAAGCATAGCATTGATGCTGTTTCAATCAGCCAGGCTTCCGTTTCTACAGACAATTTAAAAAGATGTTCTGCTCCTACACTATCTATTGATGTAGCAGCAAGCAATGCAATTTCTTTACTAAGCGCAAAGAATATTCCAACATTTGTTTCAACTGGTAATCAAGGTTCTACAACAGTAATTGGATATCCTTCATGCATTCCTAATGCTACTGCAACTGCTGCAATTGTTTCACCAGGAGTTTGGGAAAAACCTTCAAACAGAGGTCCTGGAGTGGATATTGTTGCTGTTGGAAAGACAGTTATTACTAGATACAATGAATCTAAAGTAACTATCTATGGAACTTCTCCTGCAACTGTTAAGTCTGCAGCCACATTCGTTGGAAGTAATACAACCGACAGTTTTTCAGGGTATGTTGATGCCTTGACCAAAGTTGTAATGTCGGGCCTTTCTTATCCATTCGGATCTAAATAAAGTATAGGTGTCCTGGGCATGACCAAAAACTGTCCTTAAAAACATGTTATAATGTAAGCATGAAATCAATCTATGACATCCCCCTAAACTCAGCAGAGGGCACCCCAAACCATCTTGGCCAATACAAGGGCAAAGTTACGCTAGTTGCCAATACTACAGTCGGTTGTGGAAACGCAAACCAACTAGAAGTTTTACAGATGCTTCAAGATAAGTACAATAGCGAAGACTTTGAAATTATTGCAATTCCAACAAATGACTATTGTGGTCCAGGGGTTACTAAGGGAAAGTGGTCACAAGGAATTACTTGTGGCTTAGACTCAAAGGCTTACGGAGAAGAAATTTATAACACAACCTTTAAATATTCAGAGATGGTTTCTTCCGTTCCTCATGAGTTGCTAAACGAAGTATTGGAAAATGGACTTAGCGCTGGAACTAACGGACTAGGACAGCCAACACTACCACCTCACGAAGTATACGCAGAAATTTCATCACAGATGGAACAGTTGCGATCAATGAGAGACTCTCTAGAAGATGGAAATGTTGAAGGAAAATTTAATTCACCTTGGCTAAATATTGGATTCTATGATGGGGTTCAAATGGGTGGCAATTACGAGAAGTATTTAATTGATAAGGATGGATATGTGATGAAGCACTTTACATGCACAGTCCTAAATTATGACATCGAAAAAACTCTAAAAGATGCATTGATTGCAGAAGGAAAGAATCCAACAATGGGATCTGATAGATCTCCAGAAATCTTTGAAGAAGAGTTTGCCTTTGTTTGTTCTGAAATTGAAAAGGCTATTGCGGGAGCAAGATCTGCCCTTAATCCAGTCCTAGCAACAGTTTAATACTATTTTAGTTTTAAAAATGTTGTCATAGAGTATCTAGTACCAAAAGAAACTTCTTTAACTCCATGCCTATATGCCTCGTGTGCTGGATGAAGAACTAAACTGTAGGCTTCTGGTTTAAACTCTAAACCAATATTAGGATAGAATATCTCTCCACCTTCATAGTCACCATTTAAATAGAGTACAACTCCATACTTAAAACTTGGTCCAAGACCAGAGTCGCTGTGGGTTTTCATTTCTTGCCCTGTGGCTGATCTATATATTGTTTTAAATCCTGTGTATTCATATATATCTTTTTTAAGTATTTTACCTATTTCTTTTTTAATATTATTAAAGGTATCACTAACAATCTTATTTTGTTTATCTAAAAATTCTGAACAGTGCTCAAGCATAAGCATTCTATCTTCCCACTCATCATTTTTATGTCTTTCTGTATAGTTATACTTAAACCATTCTTCTTGTGTAGCGTTAACTGCTAAGTCCACAAGGATTTTTGCTTCACTCTCAGATATAAAATTTTTAATGACAAAAATTTTTGGATCTGGATTAGTTATTATCATATACCTAGTATACAGGATAAAGACATGTTTGACAGGGTGACTTCAAATATGCTATAATTAAGTAGAAACTAAGGAGGCCACAACCATGGCAGCAAAAGGATCAGTAGAAGCAATCATTGAGATTGCAAAGAAAGAAGTGGGCACAATTGAAGGCCCAAAGGATAATGAAACAAAGTACGGTGCATGGATTAAGGTTAATTTCCAGCCATGGTGCCAGTCATTCGTTTCTTGGTGCGCTTTCACAGCGGGAGTAAAATCATTTCCAAAGTCAGCATCAACAGTAGCAGCAGCAGATTGGTTTAAGAAGGCTGAGCGTTGGTCAGATGCTCGCAACGATGATCCACAAGCAGGAGACTGGATCTATTTTGATTTCCCAGATGATGGCGTAAACAGAATTTCACATGTTGGTCTTTGCATTAAGAACAACGGAGACGGAACTATTCAGGTTATTGAAGGAAACACTTCAGGAACTGCAAAGGGAGACCAGCGCAATGGAGGAATGTGCGTAGAAAAAACTCGTGCATATGTAAAGAACAATAAGAAAAAGTTGATTAATGCTGTAGTTGGTTGGGGTCGTCCAGTTTATGCTGGTGAAGAAAACGCTCCACTACTAAGCAAGACAGAAGCAACTACACCTGCAAAGCCTGCTAAAAAAGCAGTAAAGAAGTCCGCTGGTGGCGGAGGAAAAGGCCATGTGGCACTATAATGGAATCTAAAAAGAAATCAGTACTAAAAACAATCAGTTGGCCATTTGTACATTTTACTTTTGTTGCTGGAATTTTATTTGCAGCAAGCCATATAATTTATGGTGAGGCTGAATGGGAGTATGTTGGACTATATGCACTTTCATACATGGCATTAGAAATGACATTCTATTACCTACATGAGAGAGTCTGGGCAAAGTTTGGACACAAGGTAAAATAATGCGTATTAAAATTATTAAGTTTGTAGTAAAAGCATTGGGTTATGAGTGGTCTGGAGACGAACTTAAACTTCCAGTATGGCAAGTAAAGGCTAAACAAAAGAAGAAATAATGCCATCATACGAATATGACTGTATGCCTTGTGGAACAAGATATACAAAAATTAGATCTATGTCAGAAGAAGATCCAGGGTATAAATGTGAGACTTGCAATAAGCCTTTAGTTCGTGTATACTCAGATATAGGAGTCACATTCAATGGCTCTGGATTTTATAAAACCGACAATCGGAAGGTATAATATGTTTACAATGCTTAAAGATGAAGTAAAGCAAGAATGGCAGTTGTCTCCTCTTGATCGCTGTGATAGGTGTCAAGCAGAAGCACTAGTCAAGGTTACTGGCCTAAACGGAGAACTATTGTTCTGTGGGCACCACTACAATAAGGTAATGGACAACGCCGTTGGCTATGACAAAATGATGAAGTTTGCTATAACAATACTTGACGAACGAGGAAAGTTGGCGGTATAAAAATGTATGAATACTATGTAAGAAAAGTAGAGAACGTAGTAGATGGAGATACCATTGACGTTCTAATTGATTTAGGTTTTGATATTTTGTTCTCATCTCGTGTAAGACTGGCTGGTATTGATACCCCTGAGTCTCGCACAAAAGATCTTAAAGAGAAAGCGCTTGGCCTTGAGAAGGCTCTAAAAGATGCTAAGTCTGTTGTAATCAAGACTGAGAAGATGGATTCATCTGAGAAGTATGGTCGCATTTTGGGCTGGGTATATATAAATGGAGACACAGTATCACTTAACGACATGATGATCAATGATGGTTATGCATGGGGATACCTTGGAGATACTAAGGTAAAAGACTTTGATGCTTTAGTAAAGGCTAGAAAAAAGTCTGGCAAATGAGTGCTGAAAATGATATATTTAATAAGTTAATTTTAACTGGAGGGCTTAGGTTTGCTGGAAAAGATCCAGAAACTGGAGAAAATATGTATGTTAGAACAGAACTGTTAAAAGATATCGATCCCAATCTTGATAAAGAAATGACTGCTTATTTTTCAGAGGTAGCAATGAAACTATGGGAAAAAGGTTTTATAGATATGGACATAACATCTCCTAATCCAATTGTAAAAATAAACGAAAGGGCTTTTGATATAAACAAAATAAATGCTCTTTCTGTTGATGAGCGAACAGCACTTAAACAAATCATCAAAGTTCTTTTTGATAAACAGTGATAGAATAGTAAGATGGATCCGTTTATGAATAGCGCTTTGGGGGCAGGTCTAGTAAGCATAGTCATGCTTTTGCTTTTGTCTGTTTATATAATTAAGTTACGTTTAAACTCAAGAAAACCTCAGATAATTAGCCAAGCAATGCTTCAGCACAGATTTTCTAGCGGAAACAAGTATTCAAGAAAATTCAGTACAAAGAGTCAGTCTAAAAATCATGAAAAAGAAACAAATGTTCGAGTCATTATAGTAGATGGCCAGGCTTATTGGGTCAAAGATAATATTTTTTATAATGCTCCACTATTAAATGATATGGTTGATAAAGAGTCTGCACAAAGAGTTGACACAACCAACATGGATAAGGTACAATTAGATCAGATGTTGTTCATACTGGACAAACTAAGAGAAGGGATAAGTGATGATAGTAGGGGTTCAGGGAACGCCTAATTTTAATAATTATCAAATTTTTCTTAGGTCAATGGCTGTTGCTCTTTCAGAGTTAAAAGAAAATCAACAAAGTTTTATTTTATATTCTGCAGGGCCTTCCAACATCAATGCAATGGCTATGGAGTTTACTAACCTTTCTGAAAGAGGTATGAAATCCAGAGGAAAAGTAATAAAATTATTTACAGGTACTCCAGATTGGTTAGCAAAAAACTTTGATGATATTGATCATTTTATCTTTTTGTCTAATCCAAAAGAACCTGTATCAAAGATAGTTCACGAAGCAAGGTCAAGAAAAATTACTACTAACGTATACACATTCTAAGAATATTGACAATATGTCTTTATTCTGATAGAATATAGTATGCTTAAAATGTGCTTTTGCACACAAAGAGAATGGATGTACGATGAAAACAATTAGTTCGTTAGAAACTATGGAATTAATAGTTAACAAAAACAAACAACTGTCTTGGGATGGTTGGACAGTAGTTGAGACTTTTCCATCAGAAAAAGCCTATTACTCAAAGTTTGGCGTTTATAAAAACAATAAATGGCAGATGAAAAAAGAATTTATTCCTTCTAATCAAGGATGGGAAATTCCTGACAAGTATGTGATTTAAATGAACAAACAAGAATGGAAAGACCAGGCTGTTTGTTTAGATTACGATACAAATTTATTTTTTGATAAATACGAAGAAGATGAACTTTTAAGGCCTGCGATTGACAAACTTTGTTCTGATTGTCCAGTAAGGAAAAAATGTTTTTCTGTTGGTATTTCAGGTAAAGAGTGGGGTGTCTGGGGTGGAGTTTTCTTAGAAAATGGAGAAATATCTAAAGAGTTTTCTGCCCACAAAACCAAAGAAGATTGGGGAACAACATGGCAGTCCCTAACAATGGAGTAAAATGTATACAGATGCAATGAGGAGGGCGTTTAGATCTTTAGAGTGCCCAAAAGGTTTTTCTTTAGAGATAATAGACAATGATAATTTTATTACAATTAAAGCAAAAGAAAAAGTTTTTATGTCCTTAGAAACAGTTGATCTTAAAAAGCAGGCTATAGAATACATGATTCGTGCTAAGAAAGCATGTTATCTTTATTTATGTCTTTATTTTTATTTCTTTATTTAAAAGAAAGAAAAAATAATAAAGCAATTCTTGCTAATACAATAAAACTATTGCTTCATCAAGAACAGCAGCATGAAGTCAACAAAACAGACGAAGAAAAATCTAATGAGGCTTTTTTAAAATTTGTTTCAGATTCTCGTGATTGGGCTTATCAGTATATTGAAGAAGTTCAGTCTGGACTAAAGTCTTTTATTGATGAGGTAGAGCCACAGATAGATTACTATAATCATTATGGTGCAGCAGTAGAGGGCATGATGGCTCCACATGATTTTGCTATGAAAAAAATATCTTCAGAATTTAAAAAATTAAAAAACCTATTACCAGAAGACTATGACAAACTTTAAATCATATGATCAACTTGAGTCTGAGCCACTAGGAGTTTGCAGTGTTGTTGGCTGTGACGCTGATGGAGAAAAATTATCTAGCACTGAGACAAGGCTGCTAGATGTCTGTTTAAATCATTATATACAACTACAAAAATCGAGGGAATAAATGAAAGAAATATTACTATCACTATCCGTAGGGCTTACTTTAGGCATAATTATCCTATCAATAAGCGCAATATCCCCAATTAAGATTCCAATTCCTGCTCCCCCAGTTTTTGCTGGTGTTGCTGGTATAATTGGATTATGGCTTGCTCAACCAGTTTGGGCAGCCATATCGAAGTTCATATCCTAGGAGGAATAAAATGAATGAACAAATTAAAAATGCACTAGCGTCATACGGACGATCAGTACTTGGAGCAGCAACAGCAATGTATGCTTCTGGTGTAACTGATCCACAGACACTAGCATACTCACTACTTGGAGCACTTGTGCCCGTAATATTGAGAGCAGCCAATCCATCTGATCCAGCGTTCGGTAGAATGCCATCAGCAAAGGATGTAGATGTTGCAGTTAAGACTGCAAAGGTAGTAAAGAAGGCTCCTGCTAAGAAAGCATCAGCAAAGAAGTAAACCATTAGATTGGCAGGTCTGTTTATTTGACAGGCCTGCTTTTCTTATGCTATAATATTTATACCTGCCCATATGGGGGGTAATTTAACTTATTCGCTTGAAAGGGGAATAAAATGAAACAAACATGGTCAACACTGGATCTATTTAATGATCCCTTTTTTATTGGCTTCAACAGAGAGTTGAATCGCCTAAACAATGCATATAAAACAAACTCACAATCATATCCACCTTATGATCTTATAAAACTAGATGAAGATACATACAGGATATCTCTTGCGGTTGCTGGTTTTTCCAAGGGAGATATTGATGTCTCAGTAGACAATGGAACTCTTATTATTAAGGGCGAGATTGTAGATGTAATAGATGCAGAGGTAGTACATAAGGGTATAGCAGGACGAAAGTTCGTAAGATCTTTTGCTCTTGGTGAGTATATGGAAGTGACCTCAGCAGAACTAAAAGATGGCATGCTAAATGTAAATGTCATCAGGGTAGTTCCAGAAGAAAAGAAACCTAAGTCTATTAAAATTAAGTAGTATAATAGACAGTATTCCGTCATGATACATGCAGTTGCTTATAGCAACCTTATTGCTGAGTACGGAGGACCAGGGTAATTACCTGGGGGACCTGAGCAAGTCTACTAAACTGCTCCATTATTATGTTACAATATAGTTGTCCCCATACAGGACCTTAGAGATGGCTTAGTTACCCATTGATATATACCGTGGCCTTCGTGCCTGAATTGCCTGTATGGGGCTTCTAATGCCCTTAAAAGGCTATATAATGGGTATATCTATGACAGACAAAGAGTTGTCCGCTTACAATAAGAAACAGTTTAAGCAGAGACTTACAGAGATAAAAGAGGCTGCTGGTTGTGCTGATTGTGGGAATAAAAACCCCATAGTTTTAGATTTTGATCACCTAGGAAATAAAAAATATAATGTTTCAAGAATGGTCCACGATGGTATGTCCTGGAAAGCCATTAAAAAAGAGATCGAAAAGTGCGAGATAGTTTGTGCCAACTGCCACAGGATAAGGACTCATAATAGGTTTTTAGGTCTTATAAAGTGATATAATAGTTAGATGTTAAAAGAAGGCGACTTTGTTATGGGATCAACCTCTGAGGGGGTTGTGCATGGCGTTATAGAGCACATTATGAATGAGGGTGGGATACTTGGTACACCTGGATCAGAATATGCTTTGGTTTCAATGCCACCAGAAAATCCAGCAATGTCAGTTAGAATACACAAAGAAGAAAACGGTACATGGAAGCCAACAGCATACAGTATTGGCATGATGTACAAGGATGCTGAAAAAGCAGATATGGATAATCACACAATGGATTCAGAAACAGCAATGGCAATGTACGACTCACAGATGGGCAAGTCCTATCATGAAGAAGAAGAAAAAGAAAAGATTAAAAAAGAATACGAGGGTTGCGGATGCCCTATGTGTAAAGAATTAAATGTTACATGTGAAGAGTGCCCACAGTGCCAGGCTGGAGAAATGAAATCAGATTGCTGTGGCAATGTAAGCAAGCAAGCACCTTGTTGGGACGGATATGTACAGCGTGGCATGAAGCCAGGGGAAAATGGTAAGCCAGTTCCTAACTGTGTACCTGCTGCAAAAGCAGATGACCTATGGGAAGATGATGACACTGTTGAATATGAAACAGATTCAGTATCAAAGGCTGAAGGATATTCACCACCTGCAGGAGCAAGGTCTGCTGCTCGTAAAGCGATTAAGTTTAAAGAAGACGGTAAGGCAAAAGGTGCTGGAACATCTGTTGGTTGGACTCGTGCAGGGCAGTTAGCAAGAGGAGAAACCTTATCTCTTAGTACTGTTAAGAGAATGTTCTCATACTTTTCACGCCATGAAGTAGACAAGAAGGGTAAGGACTGGGGCAACTCAGCAAACCCATCTAATGGATACATCATGTGGCTTGCATGGGGTGGAGATGCAGGATTCTCTTGGTCAAGAGGAATTGTCAATCGTGAAAGAGATAAAGGTTTGTTTGCTGATTTTGGTAAAGATCATACCAAGGTACAAAGAGAAACATACACGATCTAATGGGAAACAGAAAAGCATCTGGGAAGTTTAGGACAAAGCACCCATTTAATCCTGTTCAAATTAAAGACGGAATGATTGTTCGTTTAAGAAAAGACGGGACAGTCAAAGCAATTCTTGGTAAATACGGAGAGTATAAGAAAGATAAGAGTTAGTCCATTCTGTTGAATAAATCTATTAACTCAGCAGTATATTTTTCGTAATCCATTTCAACAATCAGATTGCCATCTATTAGTTTATGGATCTTAATGTCTTTTCCTATTTCAAAAAGAATATCTTTTATTTCTTTTTCTAGATCCATAAATCAATTATATCAGAGTAAA